CGACCAGCCTGATGCTGAATATCGCTTATTGCTATGTCAGTATAATCGACCCCACCGACAGTTAATTTCCAATCTGGAGCCCATGCTGTCAATTTAGTCTAATTCCATTTCCACTAAATACTGGCACGCTTCGAGCTGCGCTTTGATTAACTACTTTTCCAACAGCTCTTGCTGCACCTTCGCCATCGATAGCACTTACATAAATGTTAGTTACACCAGGATTACCTGCACCATAAGTAAAGTTGCTTGGACTGCTTGGATAGTTACCAGCAGCATTTCCACCAATATCTCCACCACCTGCTAATTGACTTAATCCATAAGTTGCAGCAACGGCTGCTAAAGCAGCAGCAGCAGTTCCAACAGATGCTCCACCGGTTGCAAATGCAGTAGCAACAGCAGCACCAGCAGCAGCAGTTCTTAATGCTTTCATGGCAGTTACTAAAGTCATTATTGCGGTAACAAAAGCAGCGATTTTATTGGCAACAAATACTGTGGCAATAATGCCAGCCAATACCATCAATTCCTCTTTGATAGAAATAATAAATTTAATCACGCTAATAAGTTGCTGACCAAACTCATAAGCACCTTTTGTTGCATCAGTTATTCCAGCAACTACGCCATCCTCACCTGTTAATCCAGCAGCAAATGCTTGAAGGTTTGGCACGAATGTAGCCAATAAATAATCAGCCAATTCCTTGACAATAGGTAATAAAGCTGCACCGATTTGCTCTTTAGTTTCATCAACGGCTATTGATAATTGCTTAAACTTAAATTCAGCATTGGTTGCTTCATTGGCAACAAATCCATTGTAAGTCTGAGCTAACTGTTGGGTGATTTCGTCAAAAGATTTGGTTTTAAGGGTGGTTTGGTCAATTCCTAGACCTAACTTACCCAAAGCGGTATTTGAGCCCTCATAGGCCTTTCCTAAGGCGTTTGTGACTGTTTCTAATGGCTTACCTGTGGCTATGCTGATCTCTTGAGCCAAAGTCAATAATTCTTGGGCTTTAGTAACATCCTGAGTCGAACGAATTAACCGACCTAACGCTGGTCTTAAAACTTCATCGGTTGTAGCAGTAGCAATTGATTGTTTTGTAATATAGCCATCGATTGCCTTGATTTGATCCTCAGTCGCCTTTGTATTAGATCGGATGGTTTGCTCTAAATTCTTGCGAGCCTTTTCATCCTCAGCTGCTGCTTTGACTGCTGAAACTGCAAATGCGGTAGCTGCTGCACCAACGGCAGCAAATGCCAATGCTGCTTTCTTACCAAATTCTCTTATTGATTCTGCTGAGTTATCTACTACCTTTTCAGCATCTTTTAAGCCATTACGCAAGCCATCAATATCGGCTGCTAAAGCTAAAGTTAATGTTCTACTATTACTAGCCATTTACAAACTCATTTCTTATTTCTAAAATGATTTCCTCAAACTCTTTAATAATTGTAGGCTGTAAATGTCTAATTGTTGGGTAAATGAACCAACCACGAGATCCTGGACCTTTAGACATTGGCCCAGACCATCTTGGGAATTGTGGGTAATTCTTTGAACCAAACTCATGAGCTGCGCCAATACCTAGACGGCTACCTTTAGGATCGTTTCTAGTATTGAATTGAGTAGTTGCACCACCTGAGAATTTTTGACTAGCAAAGCCAAACTTAATCTCACCTAATACAGATGATTTGCTAATTTTTCCACCTTGAGCAATACGATCTGCAACCTTGCCTCTTGATGAAGCAATACGGCGAATTTCGTCAAGCTCTCTTTGAGCTAATGCACCAACTCGCTTAGCAGTTTCCTCTTTGGCAATATCGCCCATGTTTCTAATAACTTTGGCAAATTGATTTAATTCTTTTTTGTCATAGACGATTGAAGGTTGGGTCATTTCTTATGCCTATCCTCCAATATCTCTAACGCTGTTAAAACATCCGATCCATCAACCCATTCGCTCATTGGAATTTGAGTTGCTATTGACAACTGCACCAATAATCGACTTAGGCTTCCTACTGGATGGCTTTTGGGTTTGCATCACCGACTTGAATATCGGCAACAGTTTCCATCCAAGCTTCATAAGGTTTGACAGCCTTACCAGCTGCTTCTCTCTTATGTGCGTGATAAGCCAAAAACATTAAATCACTAACACCAATCTTTTCAGATGCTTGGCTGATAATGTTTCCTGTTTTCTGCTCCCACTTAGCCCACTCAGGCGGTTGGGCTGTATAAGTTGCTTCCTCGCCTGAGTTGTATGTAATTGTAATTGCTAATTTCATTTGTTTGCTCCCGTTTTATTTCTTAACTAAATGATTCTGCTGGCACGCCAATTACTTGGAATGATAGAGAAACTGTTTGTGCATCTGGTGATGTTCCACCAGCTGATGGCCATACTGGCAATACTTGGAATGTGAATGTTGCACCTGATGCAGCTGTCATTACTGTGCTGATTCCGGTGTTTGGTGCTGACTCAGCAACGCCCCATAGAATCTCGCAAAGAGATCCTGCTGCGCCCCAGTCTGCCAACATTTCAACATCAAATGTGAAGTTATTATCTATAACTTTATAGACTTTTCCATCAAGTGTTTCGTATGTCTGACGATCCATTTCGCCAGTCAAAGTTGCACTTGTAGCTTGTGCGTCGAATGTGTTACCACCGATGGTAAAGGTAACATCCCGACCAGTAATTACTGTGGTAGCCATTTCCGCTCCTTAGGTTGTTTGTTGATAATAGGTTGATACTGTTATATCAGAGATCAATAAATTTGATGCTCCAACTTGTGTAACTGTTGGTCTATCGACCGATCCGACAACATATCCATTAGGGATAACTGCCAGAATGCTCATGATTAGTTGCTCTAAATTATCTAAAGATGCAGGATTGCTGTTATAGGCAACTGCTGCTGTGATTGTCATATTTACACGACAACGAATTACAGATTTACCAATTGTTTCAATTTCAAGGTATGGCGATTGTGGAACGCAAACAACTGCTGGCGGAATAACTGTTTCTGGCACAAAAGCATAAACATTACCTGCAACACCAGCTAAAGCTGTGGCAAGTGGTTGTCTAACTGCTGAAAGAATTGTTGATGCTGGCATTTATTGACACATGCTTTCAACATCTAAATATGGCCCTAATAATCCTACGCAACGATTAAATAATGATCTACCCATTCTAAATGGGCTAGCTGTAAAATCTACTCCTTCGATTTGTCCGCCTGCTGCGATTCTTGATTGAAAGACTTCGACTGATACTGCAAAGACAGCTGATCGAACAGATTGGTTTCCAACATAAGTTGATGCTGATGATAAAGTCGCGCTTCCACTTGGAATAACATTTGCTTCTGCGACATCGGCATTAGTGATTGCAGCTTGGAAGGTATATGCTCCAAGATCTGAGTCAAGTACTGTTCTTGTTCCATTGTATGGGCTTCCGCATCCTGCGATAACGACTGATTGTCCGGCTGTGAATTCATGAACACCTAGTGTAGTGAAAGTAGCGACATTATCGTTTAATACTGTTTTTTGAATTGGGCTTTTGAATGTAACCAACATTGGCAGGATTGTATTTTCTGCCGTATCAATAATTCCATTTAGGTAAGTATCATCATACAAGGCAGATGACACGCCAAGCACGGATCTCAACTCGGTAGCTGTGATTATGGTTGGCATGTCATCTCCTTACTCCCATTAAAGGATGCCTAGGATCGGGAGCAACCCTAGGCACTCAGTTAAATTAAGCTACTGACAACTTACGGAATGCGCCTGGGTAGCGATTAACTACTGCAACATATCCATATAGACCGATTTCAACACGGCCATTAGCAACAATATTTGCACGAATATCAAATGTTCCTGACTCGTGGAATCTCATAGCTGCTGATGGGTAAACTAATGCGTGCTTAACATTTGCATTGTCACCTGTGTAGTTAGGATCTACAACTAGATCAAGTCCTGCGACTGTTCCATTTGTTGAACCTTGTGTGATTAAGCCAGCTGCGTTTTGTGGAGCTGCTGCTGCGAATAGTGGACGACCATCTGCAACTGCGCCAAGTAATCCAGCGAAGTCAATGCCATCCTCGCCACCTGATGGAGCAACCATCAAGCGATTTGGTGTGAAGCGCATAACGCCATAAGCATCTGCAATTCCATCAGCAATTGCTGCATAAATTGTTGATCCTGATGATCCTGCTGCTGCTTCTGATGCAATTTTAGCTGCATAAGCATCTGTCTTTTGTGCATAAGATGCTGCTAGTTCACGAACTAATAGATCTAAGAATGATGGGTCTGAACGATCTAGTAATTCAACATTTACTACATTTGCTCCTGCAAACTTAACAATTGTGTCTTCTTGGAATGTAACAGCTGTATCTTGTGAAGCAAACTCCACGCCTTCTGCTGTTTGTCCTACAATTGCTTGTGCTCCTAGTACAGGTGTAAACACCTTAAGGCCACTTGGTGGAAGTGGAGCGCGCTCGATTGAATCAATAAATGGGCGTGATGCATCGATAACTCCGATTACATCGCGTAGGTAGTTAGGTGGAACCATACCTGTGTTTTCAGTTGTTGTTGCAATTTGTAATGCTGCAACTAAATCGCGTGCATCGTTGTCGCCTTGGATCGCACGGATTTGTGCTGCTGCATATTGCCCTGCTGTAACATTTAGATCAACGCGTGGCTTTGTATATGCCACATATTGAGCAGTTACAACTGGAGCTTGTGCCGCTTCTACCGCTTCGGTCGCGATAGGAGCCTCAGATGTAATCTCTGACACTTTGTTCTCCTCTGTTGTTGTTTCCTCAGCGGTTGCTTCGGAATTCTCTGGTGTTTCACTTGCAGCAACTTCCGCCACTCTTGCAGAATCAATTGCTGGCTCGGTTACTAGTGAAACTTCTTGTAAGGAACTTGCCTTAATGCGTAGGACGCCTTCCTCATTTTTCCACTCGTTGATTTTTACACCAACGCTAAATCCATCTCTCAAACCTTCCGCTGCTTCTAATAAAGAATCATCGCCAGCAATTGTTGCTGCGACTTTGAAGGTTGCCTCAATGCCTGACTCATCAGCTGTAATATCAATTAACTTGCCAATTGGTCTTGTGCGGTCATGCTCTAGTAATAACTTGACAGGCTTTGAAAAATCAATGCTGTCTTTTTCAAATATGGTAGCACCTGCGCTGGTAAAACCTTTTTCATCCCAAGAAACTATCTTTCCTGAAATTGTGCGCTTTTTGCTATCGGCTGCTGTTAGTGTTACTGGGAAATTAATCTTCATCGGATTAAGTCCTCTTCCTCTTGGATTTGTTCAACGCTCATTGCGCCGATTCTGTTTAGTATTTCATAAACTTGCGCACGCTCTAAAGCAGAACCACGCAAGAAATCGTCAATATCAAATCGAGTTTCAATACCATTAGGGCAGAAATCGGCTTGAGATAATCTTTGTTCAATTGCAGTTAAAATTGGTCGTAATGAAAAGTCAATAAGTGCTTTTCTTTCGGCTGTCATGTTTGAATAAGTCATTGATGTAGTTTCAGCAGAAACAAATGATGCAGGAATGCCAGATGCTCTTGCAATTTCTAAAGCAAGATATTGACGAGCTTCATTCATTTGAAGCGACTTAGGATCAAAGCCCAAAGTTTGCAATTCCACATCAGCATTCAAAAATGCCGTACTGCGTGTAGTTCTGCTAGCTTTCCAGCTTTCTAATAATTTTGTAATACGCTCTGGAGTTAAATTTGTTCCGTTTGATTTAAGAACCATTTGTGGCATTGGCTCTTTAGCATACATTTCAGCTGCTTTTTCTAATTCTGCTGCTGCCTTAATTGTGCGACCTG